AGAGCAATGAAAACAAAAGAAGAACTGTTGGCTATGAGTCACGAAGAACTTGCCAATTATACTGTTGAAGTTCAATTTAAAGCATCCATGTATGATGCCGTGGAACAGAAAAATTCAAGAATGAAAGAATTGTTGGCTGCTGTAGGCATTGTTTATGAAACCTATAAAAGAGAACAGAATGTATGATGAACTATATCAATTGGAAGAAGAACTGAAAAAAGTTGAATCATGTAAACTTGAATATCTTCCTGAATACGGGTATTCGTCTAAGGAAGAAATTATTCAGCTTATCAAGGAAGATATATCCGATGTTAAAGGACAGATTGATCAGAATTTAAAATTACACATTTCAAAGCTTTCGTCAGGATATACTGATAAAATCTTAGAAGAAGAAAGAACCAGCCTTTGCTTAGCGCAGGGGTTATCAAGATATTGTTAAACTTTTAAATATTAGAGCAATGGAAGAAAACAATCAAGTTACAGAATTACAGATTATTCAGGCCAAACAAGCGGCCGAGTTTGCAATGACACCGGTAGGGCAAACCGTGAAACAGTTTGAGGTTATGCAGCGCATGGCCAAGATGTACACTGAAAGTACAATCGTTCCTGAAGCTTATAAAGGGAATACAGGAAATTGTGTGATTGCGCTTGATATGGCAATGAGAATGAATGCTAATCCGTTAATGATAATGCAGAATCTCTATGTTGTTAAGGGAAATCCGTCATGGTCAAGTAAGTTCCTTATCGCTACCATTAACATGAGTGGCAAATACACTTCACTTAGGTATCGGAAAAGAACGCTTGGGAAGGTTGGTAAAGTAAAATACAATGAAACAGTGTGGGATGCTACAAACAGACGCAATACAATCGTTGTAAAAGAGTTCGATGGTACTGATGTGGATAATATTGAATGTATTGCTTATGCCACTGAACTTTCTACTAAAGAAGTTCTTGAATCAGATCCGATAACTATTGAAATGGCAATAAAGGAAGGGTGGTATACAAAGTCCGGAAGCAAATGGGTTACAATGCCAAATTTGATGCTTACTTATCGTGCGGCTGCTTTTTGGCAACGCGCCTATTGTCCTGAAATATCAATGGGATTCTTAACCAAGGAAGAAGTTGAAGATATTCAGGATGCAGAATATGAGGAAATTATTGATAAATCAGCAAAAGCTAATAAACTTGCCGAAATCGCAGCAAAAGCCGCAGGAGTTGAAGAACAACCAAAA